CCGAATCACCCATGCGGGTTTCGTTTTATTAGAAAAATTGACATAACATGAGGAAACATTTACAGAGGACGAGTGAGATAACGGGATCCAATTGAACGGAATTCCTTGTACTCTCCTGTTTCGTTTGGAGCAAAGTGCAGCACCGATTGGTTGGTGGCTGATGAGTCGTCGCTGTATTGGATCTCTGGATTCCATCTTTTGGATGTTTCTTTCTGAAGTTCCCATTCCATTTCGACTGTGACTTGACCAGTTGAATACTGAGTGATGAAAGAGTTAATCTTGCCAGCTGTAAATTCTACCGGAGGATTTGCTGGCACTGGTGTGTTCTTGATCAGTATTTGAGGAGGAGGATTCTTTAGACCGAATCCTCCCATTAGCGGTGAAGGATGAAAGTGTCCATCTGTGTGAGGAATCTTCGCCCAGATTTGGCCTTGAAGGTAGATATCTCTATTCTGCCAAACGCTGCCAGGTAGTACCGGCATGATGTCAGTATTAGCAAGTGTTGGCAGTGTTGTCTGGTTCTGTATATTGTTCGCATGAGCTCCAAGTGATTTGCCCGCCAAGGGATTGGTTGAGTTGATTTCAGTTTCTCTAGTGACGTTCACTTGATCAGCATTCGCGGTGGTTGAATTAGTTATATACTCTTTAGAGAAGATTAGTCCATTGCCATCTACTTTTGTTGACTCAATCCCCATAGCTGGACCAGGAGCAATCTTGGAAGCTCTGTTCTCCAGCACATACTTATTCGAGTAGTTCCACATGGCGTCTACAGCCATGTTGCCAGTTCCACTGCTGAACCACGTTTGATTTCTGATGCCAGGTCCAGGTAGCCAGTTGCGTTCTTGCTCAGGTAGATTTGATTTTGTTGATTTGTTGTAGGATAGAGCACTATTGTAGTTTGATTGAGGTAGTACAAATACTGATCGATGAGAGGGTTCATAACCAGTCTTAGATCGGCTGGATAGAGCACTATTTGTAGTTTGATTGAGGTAGTACAAATACTGATCGATGAGAGGGTTCATCAGCCGATCTAAAGACTGGTTATGAGCCCACATGCTGTGGAAGGGCACCTTCTCAAAATTGTAAGTAAATTCAAAGTTGTTACCAGTTCTCAACATCTTGCTGGGAAAGTATTCCAAACAATAGAAAGCGCTTCTGGGAGTGGGATTACTGCTGTTTGTGTCTTGTCGAGTGCAGTATGCATACTGCGGCAGCATAAACACATCGGCTGGGAAAGGAGGCAGACAACCTTCGTGAGCAGAACCAATCACGTACGGCAATTGATAGTCCGTGTCCGCAAACACTTGAACCGTGCTGGTAAGGTTATTGGAGATGATCGTCGTTTGGTCTTGCACCGTGACCTCTTTAACCTGAATGTTAAAGATTTTGAACCGTAGACTTTTTGGTCTGAGTCCCCAATTGTTATTGATGAGTCTTTGCCAGTCTCTGGGGGAGAAATGACAGTGGAAGCGGTTGAAGTCGAAGTATCCCCACGGGGTGCTGAATCCGAAGTAGCTTCCATCTCCGGTGGTCTGTTCCGTGTTTCCGTTGAGTCGTTTGTAGACGTGGTTATTGTAGGTGGGCAGGTTCCAGGTCCGAGTGGTGCGGGTGACGACACGGTCGTCCATCCATATGGAATCGCAATGCCAATCTCCCGAGGCATTGCCCACTCCATCGGCACCATACGAGCCGTCGTCGATTGGCGCGCTACCGCCTCCAGCCATCGTACCAGGTCCCAAATTGCCGGTGGGGGGAGCGCTTCCAGTTTCGGTCTCCGCTGCAGCGGCAGCGAGCTCACGATCCTCCTCGTCTAAGTCGAGGTTGGGCCGCTTGTCTTGGCTACTCGAGTAACCAGATTCTTGACTCGATTGCACCGGTCGCTTGCGGCCACTAGGTGGCGCCAGTTCCGGTTCAACAAGGCCGAGAGGCTCTGCAACGAGCTTCTTGGCCTCAAAGAGTCCTCTCGCGAGATTTCCTTCGAAGGAGGTGTCTCCTTTCAACGCCTCCTGGAACTCGCGATCCGCGTGATTGTACTTGAGGTAGGGATTGTCTCCCGCCTCAAGCTGTTCTTGATACGACTGGTCGTGCTTTTGAGCAGCAGCGTCGTCGGCGTCCACGGGATCTCCGCGATCCAATGAATTGCCAGGACCCAGGTACTTGTGCCCAGGGAAATTGAATCCGGCGGATCCGTCCTTTCGCGCCTTTTTTGGTGCAGGAGGACCGGACTTCAAATCCCAGAATTCAGCAGCTCCTTGAGCGTACTGTTTACCTATCCAATCAAAGAAAGACATGACTACTTTGAGTAAATCATTGCTCTTTATTAGAATCGGGGCACTCCCGAATAGTCATATTAAACACAGAACCGCTCGAATCCATCAGGTCGTGCACGACCATGGGGGCAGGGGTGGGATTCCCATGAAACCACAAGTCCAGCGTACTTTTCTCCTCCCTCCCATTGTCCACCGGTTTGTGTTCGTACCTCGGGCGTTTGGCAGCAGGCTCCTCTCCGCTGGGTCTCTCCGTCGCGTATGACGAAGCAGCAGGAGAGTCTGGCCTTTTATACCCAGCGTCATGGACCCGAGGCACTCTGAACACGTGAGGGGGCGGAACTTGATTCAGCTCCGCCCATTTAAAGAACTCGCGCACTTCTTTCTTGTCGATCTTCCCAAAATCATTGTCGAGTCTCTTTCCCAGGTAGAACTGGAACATCCGATCCTCGAGCGCCTCTCGGTGTTCGAAAGTGGTAGTGTTGCCGTCGACGACCATCGTCATGTCTGTATTGCTGGTGATGATGACGGGAGTGCTGTCGATCTGTTGGCTCGCTTTGCACTTCTGATCGACGCGAACGCGACTGCCACCGAGGATGCTCTTGGCAGACTCGACGATCTTGGCGGTCATCTTGCCTTCTTCCCACCAGATGAGCATCTTGTTGACGCAGTCGTTGAAGGGAAAGTTCTCGTTGGTCCAGTTCACACATCCATAGAAAGGCACAGCGTGTGCAATAGCCTCTGCAATATTTGTTTTGCCCGTGGTGGCGGGACCATAGAGCCAGATGGCGTTTCTCTTTCCAAATCGGCGGTTGGCCCAGCCTAACAGTATACTCCCAGCCAGCTGGGGATCGTAGCCATTCATCTCGAATATGCGATACACACGATTCGTGGTAACGTCTGCCGGCGGTGATGGCCCAATCAGGTAATCGGTAGCCGTCTTCGTTAGCTGCATAATTCGAGAAGCGTTGTCGAGAGCGGTCTTGATCTGAGCGCGACCATTGGAAGTGGCGTTCTGGGTAAGGTACGACACCTGGTCGGCCTGGATCCATTCCTTCTCGGAAGTGATGCCGTTGCTCACGAGCCAGTTCACCAGGGCCATATACCTTTCAGCGGCTTTGCCGTAGACTCGATTCTGAGAGTTAGAGTCCGACTGTTGTCTCTCCTCTCTAGCAGCAAGTTCTTCCGCACGCCTTTCTTCCAGTAGACGCTGTCGCTCGTTCAAGTTCAAAGCAGCGAGTTCAAAAGTGGGGATATTTGTCCAAGCCCACTGCAGTTCCGACTGCTTCTTGGGTAGCAAGTAGTTATATATATAGGCTTCTCCACGCACAGCGTTAGCCCCGCCTACCTTCTTGGTCTTGGTAATTTCGAACCAATCAGGTATTAGAGGCTCGATTCCGCAGTAGACGCGTTCTCTGATTCGTTGTTTGAAACCGGAAGCGTAGCGGGCAAAGACGAATCCTTTCACGTCCACCGTGTCCAATAGCACGTGCAAATGAAAGAATTGTTCGCCCTTTTCGAGCTGAATAAAGTACCTGTGTTTTCCAGCGCGATAACTCCACTCCAAGATGATCTCTTGCTTGATTCGTTCAGCTAGGTTAACATAGGCAGGTTCAACCAAAGACAGGTCAAAGTCACACGTATCCGGAGGGTGTAGATTCTCCTCGCAGAGGTTGTCGATCCAGACGTGGTCGATTCCAGGCAGGTCATCGTAGAAGTCGCTGGGCAGCTTCACCACTACTTCGTAGAACGACGTCATCGTGAGCGAGCGAGAGAATCGCGCGAAGTGAACAAAGATGCTTAGTCACACACATACACTTTACACATACGGTGACTTACCCAGCAGGCATTGCGAACATAATTTGCATATCCGCCATATTAGCAGAAAGGCGGAGCCTACCAACAGGAAAGCAAACAGACAAAACAACATCCGTCTCCAAGTCTTCACGTGTTGAAGTAGGTTTTTATCTTATCTGCTCGCTCGCTCACCAAGCGCCCGCCCCCCGGGCGAGACTAGGCGCCGAAGGCGCCTAGTCTCGTCCGACGATAGTAGCCGCCTTCGGCGGCTACTA